CTTCTGCTAAATCATTATACTTAGCTACTTTAGAACAGTAGTAACATTTCTCTGGCTCTTCCGCCTCTAGATAGGCTTCAAGGTTATCTAATATGCCCATGCTACTTATTCCTTGGGATGAGACTCTGTGGTCCTTCTGTGCCGAATAGAGACTTCTTGATAGGTACGCAATTAGGTACTTGCTTGCCACCCTTATCTTTCATTCCTACCTGCTTATATCCGCTCCAACAGGCTTTTTGAATGTTGTCCCACTTGTCTTCATCTTCGTTGTCTGATAAATAATCCATTGTATTGTCCATACTCTTATTATAGCATATCCCAGATAAGTAAAACTGGTCACGTAGTGACTAGGCTGTCTCTACTTTTCGACTTCACTTTTTCGCCTTTTATATTCAGTAATAGCAGGTAATATATTATTATATTCTTCAGCTACATAGTCTGCTTCTTGGAATAAGATTCCGATGATACCCCTTTTTTCTGCATCATCCAGAAACTCAAAGAACTCTTCCATTGTAAAAAAGTCTAGATCCATGCATGTGTCTTCTGCTGGGTGCCTACACTCATTGTCGTTTTCGCACTCATATTTACCATCAACAGGACTTTCACTTAGTATTGGCGCTATTGATATTACAACAGATTGATCCTCAATTTCAAAGCGGTTTGCTTTGTACCAAACGTAGGGAACTATCATGGCAAAGCTGTTCTCGGCGCAGTTATTAAAAACTGTTTCATTTGTGGTGGATACAAAGAATTCATTTGAACTTACTTTTTTAAACTCTTTTGCGTACTCAAGCATGTAGTTTGATCTAACTATGCTTGGTGAGCTATCATTTGGCTCTGACAGAATACCTCCGTACGATTGCTCAAACTTGTTAATATAACCAGTCAAGAAGTTTATAGCAAGTACGCCCTTAGATATGCTGTTGATAGAAGAACATATCATTGATAGGTATTGGGCTGATATGGTATATGGCCTGATTGCTATAATGTACTTAAACTTACTTTTTACATCTATAATCCTAGATATTTTTGTAAAGTAATCTCCCATTGTTGGGCCAAATGGATACATAACCCCATCCATGCCAGCACTTTTTAGTTCGTTAACCCTACGCTCAAGGGATTCGTTTGTTTGTATGTTTCTTTCAAACCAATACATTTTCATAATGAAATTTTGCTAACTGGCTCTTTAGACCAACGTAAAAATGATTTGATGTAGACAACTGTGTATGCAACAGCTGCAAATATAAATCCGTATTGACCAGTGGTCACTGCGTAGATAATCCACAAGCATTCGTTGAATATGAGCCATAACCATGCCCATTTCTTTTTATGACCTACAAAATATATGCCTGTTACACCTATTGCTGCTAATACATATGACCAATACATTTTAAAACCTTATCTATAGATATCTATTATACCATTAGTTTCATTAAAATGGTTGACTGAAATTTTTTCTTCTAAAACCATCATTATTTGGAAATGGAATATCTTCTGTACCACCAATAAATTCTTTTATCTTTTTACCAATTTCTGGATCTGACAGCTCAACCTCTAAATAATTATCTTTATCTTTAAAAAAGTCCTTTACCTTGTCTAAATGCTTTTGCCTTATTGCGTAGAGCTCATCTTCGTCAAGATCTTGAATCTTATTCTTACCTGTTTTAATATACATATTGCAGTAAGCTTCTTCGAATGGGAAAGGGTCTCTACTAATACCCATTCTATCAATATAATGGTTTTTCATCTTTATCATGGAAGCCACCCAATCATCAGCTGGCCTTGTTATATTTATGTACTTAGCATCTGGAAACATTTCATACAGACTATCAAACACTAGGCATGTTGGCATATCAACATGGGCATCAGAGTAGGGCAATGATTTAAAGTGATCTAGTATTCCTTCAGCATTTTCAGAAAATTCCCCTAATTTTACTGTTTGAATATTATAGAAATGAGTTGTTTTAAATCCCTGATCCTTTACAAATTCAGCAAATGATTGGGTTGCATTTCTGCCTAAGCTTACACATAGTACTTTCATTTAGATATTATATCATTTTTTGTTTGATTTTCATGATATTGAATATGGTAGTCTCTTAACTGGTGGGTAACGGCACAGTAACATATTGGACAACTTGTAATCCATTGAGATTTGTCTTCCCAATGCTTAGGCATTAAATCTCAATATCATAGTATCTCTGGTATAGAATGTTTATTCCACGCTGTATCTCTTCAATATCTTTGCTGTATTTGTCTGCAAGGATACCTTCTACCTTCGCCTTACTTTCACTTTGGCTTCTAGGGAAGTTGCCCAGCTCTTTGTGAAACCACACATCTCCCCAATCAGATTGTTTTTGATCTGATAAAATTTCTGCCAACATCTGTTCTTTTGTTAGGCTTTTGGTTATAACTAACTTCGAGGTGTCTTCATGAAACTTGACAATCTTTTTACAAGTTTCATTGTGGTCTTCAGTAAAACGATGAAATGGAGCTATAAAAAATTTAGGCGACTCTATTAAATATTCTACGTACTCTTTGTATCTTGATATAATTACATCTAAATTATTGTTATCTGAATCTATACCATCATTATATAGACTATTTTTATGAACATAATCTCTGTATACCTTGGAGGATACTATTGAGGCAAACGCATCTCTTACTGGCACTATAAATGGATCTGCCCCTTTGTACTGTTTAAGAGTATTTATGTCATGACTTCTTACTGTTTTTATCTGCACATCATCCATAGATTTATCAATAACAGTTGACAAATATACGTTACCAGATCTTTCTAGTCCGTCTAAGTAAATTACCCTATTTCTATCCATTATGCTCCAGGTGAAGGAATCGGACCTTCATTGTCGGTTTCGGAAACCGCTCTACGACCATTATAGGAACCTGAAATTCTATTCTGCTTTGCTTAGGAATTGATCTTCCCATAATCCAATTAGGGATTTGTTACCAATATCGTCAAAGTAGTAACGCTTTGCGTTACTATCATGTGTCCAACCATACCATGTATCTCCTTCACACCAACTCAATGATGCTGTCTCCATAGATTCTGGGTCACTCATAATGCTATCTAAATGATCATATAGGTGAACTTCATCGAAAATATATTCTCTAAGGCTTGTCCAACTGAATATACGTCTTGCTAACCATTCAATCATTATCCAACCATCCTCTGCTGTTGTAGCCAAGCCATATAGTTTAAGAATATAAATAGGCCTAGCATAATTATAAAGAATGGCTTCACTTTGCACACCACACATTATTATCTGACATAGTCTGGTGGTTATCCCAATACTCTATGTTTTCTCTGTACATTCCGCATTTATTGCACATCTTCTTTTGGATCCTTTTCCCATTTAAGCTTTCCATCTTTATATACTGGCCAATATCCTAATGAACGCCAATCCATTTTCATAATCTTAGGCTCTTTCATACTGCCACCTGAATTGGAATCATTGCAGTACATCTTTCACAATATTGATATGTTGAGCCAGTATAGGGACATGTGCCAGCATCTACAAGAGTATGTCCAGCTATTCGGCAAACTATTTTTTTTATCATTATAGTTTATTATATAATATAAACTAAATACTGTCAATAGATTTATTTTTTATTAAAATTAATTAAAGCTTCTTCAAGTGCGTGGTAAGGTTCACCCAAAGCTGAAGTTATTCCTGTTCCAGTGTGCATAAATAAAAAGATGTATGTTTTATTTCCAGACAAAACTTCATTAACTGAATGAGAGGTCAAGCAGGGAAGAAAAACTATGCTACCAGCAGATGGCTTTATTGAATATCCCAGATCATCAAAGACAATCTCTCCACCTTCGTAGTTATCGTTAAGATATATAAGAGATGTCCAGTCCATAGTGTTTTTTGGATTCAATATATTTCTATCTATATGTGGTCCCATGCCACCGCCAGTTCTATACTTTCTAATACAATAGTTTCTGGTTATGTGGTGAGGCAAATCATTATTTGTTTTTTCTGACCAAATTTTTAAGGCGTTTATGTAGTCATCTTCTATCATCTTAATAGCTGGCAAAGATTTCTGATGATCTACGCTATTACTAGCATGTTCAGATATATCTTTTTTTGGCCAAAAGTTGTTATTATCGTTGTAAGACAAATCCCAATCTAGTAGCTTAGAAACACCTCTCAACGAGTGTTCATTATCTGGAAATATTTGCTCCCATTTTGTCATATCGTATGGGTCTAAGCTAACTGGATAACCATCAATCCATGTAGTCCATGATGGAAAAACTTTTAGAATTTCTGGGTTTTCGTTGTTTAATTCTACAAAATCTAAAAACTCTTTAGCTTTAGGAAATGCATTTTCTATGTATATTACGCCACCAGGCATGTCGTGAATTATAGGAGTAGTCATAGAATAATTATAGCACCTCTTTGTTTATTGCTTCTTTAATGACTGGGTCCAGCCTGTCCCAATGACCATTTTCGCTACCCTGATAAGCTACACCAGTTTCTCTATCAATCAAAAGCCATTTTTCTGGACACTTAGTTTTAACCTGCAATGTAACAGATTTTAATATAGTTTTAAATTTAAATCCAGGTCTCAACATTTATCCTTTTATTGCGAGCACACTTTTTGTATTTAGAAGTAAGTACTTTTCTCCATCTGCATCTTCAATGTCAGTTCCGCTATTTTGATTATAATAAACTGTATCATCAACTTTAAGTCCAGATATAGGAATCAGCTCTCCCTTGTAGTTGTATTCTCCATTGCCTAAATCTAAAATCTTTCCAGTTCTAAGGTTAGATTCACTTAATGAAGCCATGAGCACTATGCCAGAAGAGGTAGTCCTGTCCTCTACTTTATCTTCTTTAATTAATAAGAGGTTGCCAAATGGCTTTATCATCTAAGTATTCCTATTCTTCAAAAAATTCTTGGGTTTCCCAAAATTTATCTTTTTTGTATTGCTCTTGAATTCTTTTTGCATTAAAAATAAAAGACATATCTCGATAAAGCTTAAAGCCTAAATATGCTGATAAAACAAATACAATTAATCCAATTATAATAAAGTTATTCATACTACTATTATACATTCTTAGGATAATATTGTCAATGCTTATATTTCTTTATTTAGTGAATTAACAACTAGATCAACATCGCTTATTTTGACATAACCGCCTAAGCTTAAAACTATTCTATTCTTTGTTCCTACTACTGGGGTGCTCATGTGAGCCCATTTAGAAGCAATGTTTATCCAAGACTGTCCTTCTTCTATACTGTACTCTTTACCATCTACCACTGGCATTCCACCGCCATCTGGCTTGGACACTAAAAAGTTAAGCCTAAAGTGCTCGTAACCATCAATTGTTGAATCTCTATGTGGGTGTACAAATCCACTTTCACCATTTACTCCTATAAAAATTCCATAAACTGGCTCTTCTAAAAATGAATTTATTCCAATCTCTTTAAATTTTTGAGATCTTATTGTTTTTAAGTAATCTGTTACTGGTGTATCAACATTAGTCACGCTGCAGTATCTTCTTGCGTTACCATTGTTTTTAAAGAACTTATCGTTGTCAAAGTTGTTAAGGACAAAGTCAATTACGGCTGCAGATTCTTCTGTGCTCAATACTGATTCTGTTTTAATTTTCATTTAAAACCTCTTCTGGAATTATATCTACCACTAGATGAACTCTATCGGTATCACCATCGTTAAAAACTGAATGATAGGCAGTGTTATTTATTTCCCAACACTCGCCAACTTTCATAAACTTAAGCTCATCATTGACTGTATATGAAACCTTATCATTTGTTAAAATTGGTATGTGAAATCTTCTTACATTGGAAAGATACCAGCCTGAATCCCTGTGATGCGGCACATTTTTTTTAGAGGGAAGCTTGATATACATAACTCTTGCAACTAGCCCAGGATGAATACTCAATAGTGAATCAATTATATGTTTTATTTCAAGGTAGTGCTCTTCCTTGACATACTTTTTTTCTACATTAATTTCAGATCCTGGAGTCCACGTCAGAGGAAAGTTTTGAATCATGTAGGTATATGTGTCTTTGTGCTCTTTAAACATATGTTGCCTGCTTGTATCAATAGCCCACTCTTTATCAAACCTAGACACTGATTTTGATATCTCAGACACATCAAATGTGTCTATATATCTATAACTAGATACATTATTTTTCATCTTCAATTTCCTTTAGGTGCTTGTATACTGAATAGTCTATGTAGTTATTTTCTATTATTTTTTCTTTTTCTGAATCTGTTAGCAGGCTAAGTAGTTCTGAACTAGACATAAGATTTCCATCTCCATAATTAGCAGTGCCAATGTTAATCTTATTTTCTGCAAACTTTATATCTACGTTATAATTATCTTTAAACCAACTATTTATTTCTTGTTTAAATAAGTCTATGTTGTCTAAAGTAGATTTTATCTTAAACTTATTTATTTGAGACATTGCGTTTTCTAGTGTCGTATGATCGTTTTCTACAAACCAAGTAAACGCTTCCCCCTTTTTTAAAAATGGGTACATCAGATCCTCGTAATGATCTTTGTAAAAGGTCATAGGATTAAAAGATCTTTCGTCTGCTGGATTACAAATAAATCTAGACTGATAGTTATTGTGTAGTTCAAAGTTAGGGTCCTCAAACAAATAGTATCTTAGCTTTTCTATCGGGAGGCTTTTTTCAGTATACTCAGGCCTATTATAAAGAGCCTTATTGTATACGAAATTAAAGTAGCTTACTCTTGCCTCAATTGGATTTCTTACTATAGTTGCAACGTCAAGGCTAGGAACTTTTTCTATGGGATAAGTACCAGCATGCATAGATATGTAAGGCTTATTAACAAATCCATTGTTATTTGGAAAGTGGGTAGTAATATGATGAGCTATATTATTTTCATCTAATGACTCTTTTATATTTTTAGATATATACTGTCCCGCTGTTTTGGGTATGTGCAAAAAGTAAAGTTGTTTCACAGATGCATCTCATTCCACTTGTTTAGGCTTCTTCCCTGGGCAAATGAAGCTTCCTTATGTCTTTCCCTGAGTATGTCTTTCCACTCTTCTTCAGTATGCTGAGATTTTTCCATGTGCCAATCTTCAGATCCTGGATACTCATACCTCCAATAAGCTCTTATGAGAGCCTTTGAGCCATTTTTAGCTATCATTGGGCTGTGGTAAAAGGGATGTCCAGAAGGAAACATTACAAGATCGCCTGCGCCTGGCTTGTAAAATATATGATTAATCAGAGTTTCTTTATCATCGCTTAACTCTATAAGATTTATTCCTCCGTCATCATAATCATCATTTAAGTAAAAAAGACATGTTGTTCCAAACTTTAGTCCAGGGTCTTTTCTTCTTTCTTCCTGAAAATCAGTATGGTAATTCATTCCTTGAGCAGAGTTTACTCCCATGCCGTCTTTATAGTAGGCTATGTCAACAGAATCCCAACAAAAATTATCATAGTCAACTTTTACTGAATCAAAGTAATTTTTAGAGGACTCATGAAAAACTTTAAATAGCTCTGACACATATTTATTATTTGATATATCATCATCCTTTTCAGCAAAATGATCGCTTGAGAAAACAGACCACTCATCTTCTGTAGGGAAAGACTCAAAGCATTTAGCTCTGGTAGGTATAAGTATGTGAAATCCAAACTCATACCAGGGAATGGACTTATCGCTGTGGTTTGTTAAATAAAAATCTAGCATTTCTTTTGAGCCTTTAAAAACATTTTTAAAAACCCAAACTTTTTCATGAAGTTTTTCTACTTCTACTTCATTGCCATTTATTATCAACTTAAAACACCTAACCTTAAGTAACGCTAATGTATTATTAAGCGTTGTTATTTCTTAGGATGCTTTGGAGTATATTCTCCAATAACAGCTTTTATCCTACCGTCTTTTCTTAATCTTACTATTTTGCCATCACGAATAACTGTATCGTTAAAAGGTATTTGTCTGCCAAATTTTTTTGGAGGCATTATACTTTTTTTCTTCCAGTTTTTCTAGGCGCTTGAGGAACAGCTGGAGTCTCTCTTCTAATTCCGTGCTTATTGACATCAATCTTAATTGGTGGTCTTTTTGGTTGTATGCCAGATTTAAATTTACCCTGAGAAGGATTCTTTTTTGTTGCCTCTCCAGAGTTTACAACATTTTCTGACACTATGCGCCCTTAATTTGTGATATTGTCACAACGTTTCTGCTAGCTGGTGACTCAGCAGATTCGTTTTGAATTTCTTGCTCCAAACCACATCCACAATCTTTACACATTACTGATTCCTTTGATCTGATACATCCTGGATGTTAACTTCTTTAACTCCAGTTTCGCTTCCTACGCTTTCGCAACCGCATTCAATGCACATATTACTTTGGACCCTGAGCCTGCGCTTGGTTTGAAACGTCTGTTGATGGGAATGCTGCCTTTGGATCAGATGCATACTGCTCGTTATTTCCCCATACTGTTGAATCGTTTACCTTTGGTGATGTAAATCCGTTTAAATCTTTTCCGTCTGACATTTTATTACTCCTATAGGTTGTTTATTTAAGCGGGACTAGTATTCCACTTATTCCTCTATTATAGCATTTAGTTGATTAGGATCAACCTCTGTTTTAGGCTCTCTTTCATTGCCAGGCCCAACATGGTCAGCGCATCCACATATCCAGCACATTGATGACTACCCCCATATTGCAGCTGAGCATTTGGTGCACATATTTGAGTATGAGTCTTCTATCATGTCAAACCTTGCTTTGCTAAGCCATATTTCTTTTAGGCTAGAATTGTTGGAGTTTCCATAAACAGTTTTGAAATCAAAGTCGGCACAACAAATAAACAAATCCCCATTTGGATTAATGTGTATCCACTCATTAGTTCTGCTTCTAACACCCAATCCACCATTACATCCAATAACCTTTTTGCCTTCTCCCGCCAAATATTTATTAATGGCTGAAGTCTGATCAATTATTCCTGAGTCAGCAAGGTGTCCTGCCCTGTCGTAAAGGTGGTGTGCTGGAAAAACATCAATTGATGGGAATATAGATTTAAGCAGGATAACTTCCTGAGCTAAATCGCCAGACTCTACATCTAAGTTTAGATCTGGAGCTCCAGGTAGTATATCTAACCATCCACCATTTTCAACTAATGAGTTACTATTTAATCCGTTTACCATTAAATAAAATCTATTTTCTAATGATAATTCCTTTAGCTCTTCTGCTGCATACAAAACGTTATCTACCATTTTGTCAAACATTTTTTCATTTAAGTTTACATACTTAGACCATCTGGTTTTATCTCCAGATGGTATATTTAAAAGTATTCCCCCTACTACATCTATATTCTTTTTAATTATATCAACTTTTTTCTTTGTAAGTGGGGTGCCATTTGTAAGGATGTTTATAGTAAAGTTATACTTCCTATATAAATCAAACATCTCTTCAAAGTTTTTATAAAGAAGAACTTCATTGTAGTTGGCTGTATAAATATTTTTTAGATTAGGATCAACAAAATCGCCTTTGCCATTATGAAGTTGAGATAGTATGTTTTCTAACTCCCCCAACTCCATATCTCTAATGGCAGACTTTGGATTTCCTTCATAAGAAACTGGGCAAAACCAGCAACCAGCATTACATAGACCGTTGACATCTATTTGTACTGCACTGATCTTATATTGTGACAACTTAGTCTTTTAATGACTTCCATGGGTTTGGAGGAAGCTTTAAGCTCGATTCCAAGAACCAGTTCCACTCTTGATGAGCAGATAGTCGATCAGATAGATATGAAGACAGTCCGTACTCGTTGTTCTCATTTGAAACAGAGATCAAGTTCTTGATATCTTCAATCATTTTTTTATTAATTGGTACTAGATGAATGGCCATCTCAACACCACAATAAGTATCTGGCTTAACGTTTCCTAGGGTTTGGTACTTTGCGTAATCTTCAATAGTGTATGAAGCTTCTGCACCTAGTCGTCTCAACCAAGTAGACGTATCGTTAACAGCTTTTTCTGAGTTTTGATAGATGTCCTCATAAACAATTCTAGACTGTCTCATCAAAACAGATTCTGTATTCCAGAAAAAGCCTCTTACTAAATCAGTATATACAACTGAATTAGCCTGAAAAGCTTTTAACAGGTTAATTAGATTTTCCATTTTATTCCTTTATTATCTACCTTTTATAAATTTTATTATAACAGGTCTTGCATACTTGTATCATCTTGCTTTCTGTAGAAGTTATATATTTAGCTTCTCCAGTACAATCTTTTATTTCGCATTTATCTAAAGAATTCATTAATTAATTATTTAATCTTCCCACCGAATTTAGCCCATAATCTTTCGTGAAGAAAGAAAAAAAGCATCTCTAGAGAAAGATAAGATAAACCGTATAGGCCAACATATTCCCATTCTGCTTCTCCAGTAAAATATTTAAGAGTAAAATAAATTATTCCAGATACAAAAGTAAAATGTACAAAAGGCCAACTGATAGTCTTTAGCAACGACCTTCTCTTAGAGTCCATCACTTCACTGCCTTCTTGGCTGGTGCCTTCTTGGCTGGTGCCTTCTTGGCTGGTGCCTTCTTGGCTGGTGCCTTCTTGGCTGGTGCCTTCTTGGCTGGTGCCTTCTTGGCTGGTGAGCTTAGCTCTTTTAAAATTAATTCAATCTCTGATTCAACTGATTTGAACCATAACCAATTTTTTAACTTATTTAACATGATGCCTCTTTTTCTTTTAGTTTTCTAATTACTAAACTCAAAACCTCTCTTGGTCTCCAGTCTGGCGGTATCTCCAAGCTTTCCATTTCCTGTATTAGCTCGTTTAAAACTTTTTTCTGAATCACATGAAAGTGATCCCATTCATTATTTAATTGTACCATTTTTATAAAGACTTAGCAATCTCTTTATTTCTGTCAGCATTTATTAAAAATCCTACCCTAGGGCCTTTAGCCCAAACCTTGTGTGTTGTATTTTTTGGGAAAAATAACAAGTCTCCAGGATTTAGTTCGTAAACTACCTTAGAGCTTTTGCCTTTTATTTCCCAAAACGAAGTTCCAATTGATTGAAGATAGCAAGCTGGCCAAGGGTCGCTATGCTCATTAACAACTCTTTCTCCAAGTGAAACTTTTATTCCTTCACTATGCCATAAAGCTTCGCATGTACAGTTTCTGGCGTCCCACTCTTTATAATAACCACAATCTGCAAAATCATAATCATACCCTGATTCTAAATTTATTTTCTTTAAAAAGTTTTTTATTTCTGGAAAGTCTTTCCATATCAAACCCGTTTGTGGGGCGAGCCAGAACGGGTGCTGAGTTAAAATATTTCCATTGACACCTACACTGTCATCCTGACTTCTAACTTTTTCTTCAAGCTCTATGTTCTTGTCAATCGTTTGCCTGTATATAAAATTTAATGTGTCTTGCCAATTAAACTCTGTTTTAAAATATTCTTTAATAAGTACAGCTTCTTCTGTAACTGCTGCTTCTTTAAATGTTGATAGTAGGCTCATGTCTATTTACCCTTTTAAGGGCAGTGGTTTCCCACTGCCCTTAAAAATTACTTGACTAGGGCAACCTTAGCTTTTGGATTCTTCTTGTTCCACTGAAGAGCCAACTTGTTAAATGCATCCTTCATTGACTTAATTGCTGCAGCATTATCTGCAGTCAACTTAGCAATCTGTGCATCCTTAGCGAGTAGAGCAGCATCTGATGCTAGCTTAGCAGCAGCAGCTTTATCTGTCTCTACCTTAACTGCTGCAGCAAGTGCTGCATCAGCGGCGATCTTTGCATCAGCAAGGGCCTTGTCTGAAGCAGCCTTAGCAGCAACTGCATCCGCAGCAGCCTTTAGTACTGCAGCATCAGCAACTGCCTTAGCAGCGAGTGCTGCATCCTTAGCAGCCTTTTCAGAAGCAAGTTCTGATACTAGATCACGAACTGCAATCTCTGCAAATGGAGCAAGTGTCGGAGCGGTCAAGCCAACTACTGCTGCTGCAACTGCATCTGTTGATGTTGTTGGAGCAAATGTAATTAGTGAGCGTGTTCCTGTTGTTGGAAGAGTAGCCTTAAAGGTTGCTGTTCCAAAATCTGTTAGTGTAGCACCAGTTGTTACTGTTGCTGTATCCATAACTGCTGTTGAAGCAAATACGGTTGCTGTGATTGACTTACCAGATACCTTATTGCCAAATGCATCTGTTGCAGTCACAACGATGTCTTGCTTGGTACCAGCAGCACCTGCTGTAGGTGCAGAAACTGATAGATTATTGATTAGACCAGCAGTACCCTGTACATAGTATGTTACCGTTACTGGACCATTTGTAATTACAATTGTTCCAATTGCTGTTGTCTTTGTGTAGACATAGAATGTTGCAGTTGTTCCTGTGCCAGTTGCAACTGTCAAAGATGATGATCCTGATGTTGCTCCTACTGGTGCAGCAGATGAGTGTAGTGCAGAAACAATTGTTGCATTTGTTGCTGTTGCTGTTACATTTGTTCCAGCAGTTACTGTTGCTACCAACTGTACAACATCTGTGTTGTCAATTGTGTTATCTGAAGGTACTGGACGTACGATTGCAGTCGTTAGTGCTGTACCAGCAGTTGCTGGTGTGCTAAAAGCTGCAGGCGATGCTGAAGCATTCCATGTTGTTGCTACAACTGACATGGTGTTAGCACTTGCAGGTGTTGCTACCATTGTGCCCAAAGTCATGGCTGCAACCATGGCTAGTGCGATTTTCTTAAATGAGTTCATTTAATTTATTCTCCTTGTTTCCTCTGTTATCTTTGCGATTACAGAAATTTAGTGTAGTGCATTTACTTTTACATGGAAAGAGCAGGGATCTCCTCCCTCTTCCCATTCTTGCATTTCTTCATCTGTTAGAGGCGGACCATCGTGTGTATCGCAAAATACATCTGAGACCCAGCCTCTATCGTAACCATTTTTGAGCCATATCTCAAACTCTAAATGATTTGAATCTATGTTTTCTAGATCCATTCTGAAAGTTCTTCTAGCATTACATGCTTAGGTTTTGCTCCAGTAATAGTCTTTACTGGTTTCCCCGACTTAAATAGTACCATATAAGGGATAGAAGATACAGAGTATTCTGCTGATTTTATAGGATTTTCATCAACATTTAGCTTTCCTACCCAGAGACCGCACTCATTTGATATCTCATCCAGTATAGGAGATATCATTTTGCAAGGACCGCACCATGGTGCCCAAAAGTCGATAAGAACTAAAGCGTGAGAATCTAGAACCCTATCAAAGCTTTCATCTGTAACAATCAACTTAATCTCCTTTTAATTCATCCGCTGCATTATTGAACTTATTCATAAATGTTTGAATTACCCAAATTGCAGTCTCACCTGCATTAGCAGCCATTGCCTTGGAGGCTTCTTCTGTTCTATCCTCAATTGCTAAGGCGTTGTACCATTTCTGGTACAACTCCTCACCAATATCTTTAATGATTTCTTCAAGTACAGTTAACTTATTATCCATTTACTGCCTTTGATAGATTAAATAGATAGACACTCTGACCTGCAGAATTTTGTACTGGATCAGAAGATGACTTCATCAATGCAATAAGTTGAGTAGATGTCAAAGTCGGCTTTACTGACTTTAAGTAAACATATTTTGCAGCGACAACTTGAACTGCAACTGATGTTCCATAAGAGTAACCAGCAACATTTCCAGGATATATAGTCGGCTGGTGGATTTCTCCCCATAGATCTACTAGATTCTTATCGTAGTTACTTACCAAAGAAATCTGTGGCTTATCTAGGTTGATTGTTTCAACACCGCCTACTGCAATTGAGGCGCTAATGCATGCTGGCCACTCAATTTTGCCAAGCATCTGAGCATTTCCAGCACTGTTTCCAGAAGGGAAAAATGTTGGAATTCCAGAATCACTTAGACTAGAGATAACTGAATCTAAAGCAGTTGGTGAACAGTATGCAGATGCAGCACTCTTTTTAATAACTGGAGCACTTGCACCATTTGATGATGCAACGGCTACAATATTGTACTTATTCTTGTTGTTATTAACCCAGGTAAGTGCCTTAACAAGTGTGTTAAGTCCGTATGTCTGTGGCTTTCCAGCCTTAGTGTTACCAACAATTCTTACAAAAACAATGTTTAAGTTTGGATTGCTTGCAATTGCTGCAGAAACCATTTGAGTTCCATGGTTAAAATCAGAATTAGATAAAATATTTGCAGGAAGAACGGAAGCTCCGTTGCCTTCCATAAATGTTTTACCATTTGGACATGAAGGCCAATCTAAAATACAAACTTCTGCAACAATTCTTGACTTGATTGAAGGAATTGAAGTATCCAAGGCTGTATCCAAAATAGCGATAGTTGGAACAGATGTTTTTGTCTTTAGGTTTGCCTGAGCTGGCATAGTTGTAATAGCGATTAGTGTGGCAGCAAGTGCCATAGTTATTAGTTTTTTCATAAAGCCTATTCTACTAAATACGACAGAAGTTGTCAATGGGTTACGAGTTAGGGTTAGGACTCTTTCTTGGGTACCATTTACCAGAGTCTATGTTTTTTGCTTCGGCTGCTTGGATCTGAGTGTTAATTACATTGCTCATGATCTCGTGCATTATATCTAATTCAATTCTAAGCTTATAAAGCTCAAGCTCTAGCAAATCAATTCTTCTTTGTGATCTCATTCTTCTTCTTCTCTATCCAGTGGCGTTGGTGCAGTTGCCAGTGTGCCACAATTAGCACACTCCATGTCTAAGAAATAAGTTGCAATTTCGCAACTATCAAAAATAACTTTAAGGTTCCATATTTCGCAACCACAAGGACACACATGTGTTGGGACACCTCTTATGTCCATTGATTTTGAATAGTCTGGCCTTAAGTCGTTTATGTCCATTAAGTAATTATACACTAAACTTGAATGTATGTATAGGGGGCAGCTACGCTCATATTAAACTCAGTTGCTGCTTCTAATGCAGCCTTTAGTCTAAGTCTAGGGTTTCTTTGCTTCTTTGTTGCATGCAAGGCTCCAAGCGCTATCATTCCACCACTGCCTTCCGCCATATAATTCACAACATTCTCTCCAACATGAAAGTCTTCATCTATGGTAAAGAGTCTTCCGCAAACCCCAACTATAAAAATACCGCCAGTGTCTTCTTCAGAAGAAGATCCAATACTTCCGTATCCACCATCTTTAAATGCAACTTTAACAGAATCAATAAACTTAGTTCTCATAAACTTATCTAATCCAGAATTAGTTTTTGTAGGAGTATATTTTGGTGGAGTCCATGAGTATTGAAGAATCTGACCCATTCTAAAAGAATCAGTAAATGCAATGCCATACTGCCCAACTTTAAAAACTTTAGGCTCTTTTCTTGACAGGATCCAGCCAGTTTTCTCATCTGATGCGGCATGATCGGAACCCATGTATACGGTTCCGTTTTGGGCAATAGCAACAATACAAGTCATACCTTTATTGTACTATTTTAATTATTCTGTGTCCATCATCTCATGATATTCTAGGTGATTTAATTGATTAATTACACTATCTAATTCAGACTTCATTTCAATTAAATCCTGGATGGCTTTATAATATTTGTCTTTCCACTCAGTTAATTCTTTCTCTAATTGATATAATTCAATCTTAAGATCTTTCATATCTAATCTGAGCTGGTCTTTTTCTTTTTCTTCCCGCCTATTTTTTTCTTTTTTGGCGTCTCTAATACCAGCAACGATGGCGGTACCAAAACCACTTAAGCTTGCTGCTAATATTGAAACCACTATGGTGATATATGATATTTCCATTATATATCATATTATACCTTATAATTAATCTAAATTAATAGCTCAGATGCTGTTATTTCAGAACCAATATACTTTCTTTTCTGGATAAAATCTTTAACATGCTCATGACCATTTTGTCTACCAGCAATTAAAACCACCCACCTTGGCTCAAGCTTTTCATCTATGCATGTCTGACACAAGAATAGGTTGATTGGAAGAAGTGATGACTTCTTTAGGTTAAGCTTATTCTTTGTTTTATTACATGAATAGCAAAGTATTTTCTCGTTCAATTTGTTGGCTTCCCTTCAAGTTCTACTCGAACACCATAAGACTCAAGTAGTTTTTTAACCTTAGTAACATAATCAATAACTTTTTCTTTTTCTTCACCATCAAACTGTATGAAGTTATCTTCATACAATCTTAATGCTAAAAAATCTGGATACTTTACTATATCCATTAGCAAAAATAGTGGTTTCTTTATTTCCCAAACTTTTCTTTTCATTTCTTCTGTGTAAAAAACTGGCTTGTTTGGCTCACCAGTCCATTGATTTATTCCATATTTAAAGTGTTTGTCATCGTAGACATTAGACACCATGCTTAGACCTCAACTGTTTCCATACCTCTTTTGTTTTATGAGCATTCTTCATCTTATCTATCAGGCCAGAGGACAAGAATACGCCACCCCATACACCATATTCATCTTGCTCCGTGCCAGACTGATAGCACATTTTTATGACTGGGCACGAGAGACAGCATTGATCTATTGCGTTGGCCATCTGAACATCTGACTCGTACTTGTCAAAAAATAGGTTGGTGTCCATTCCATTGCATGCTGCTAAGTCCCACCATCTTATAGAATCTTGGTCTGAATTTATTTTATTTAAAATATCTGACATGTTTTAGCGGAATTGACCATATACCCTTTGAATTAACTGGAAACTCGTTTGCGATTCCCCAGGAGTTATTTCTATAAACGCCCTTGAGATTAAAATATCCGCTACTATTTTTTTCCCACGCTATTAAATTGTAATTGTTCCAATAAAAATTATTAGATCTTTTTATTAAAACATCTACTCCACGCTCTGTTAAATTTAACATACTTAAGTTGCCTTATCCATACAATTATACATTACCAAAGTGGTGAAAGTCAACCATTTGGTGGCAAAATCATTTGCCAATGATGAGTTATTAACATTTTTCTTCCCTTTAAAACTTTTAGGGATTGATGAGAATATGGGGTGGAAGATGGATACATTATTATGCTTCCAGCCTGTGGCTTTATCTTTATATCTAAATCATTAAAGTAAAGCTCTCCGCCCTCATAGTCATCATTTAAATAAACAACGATAGTATATGCTAAATAATAATTGTCTTCGTTAAGATCAACATGGGATCCCATGAAAGATCCCTCATCATACTTATTTATACCCATCATTGTTCTTGGGTCTGTAAGAAGTGAAACTGCATAATACAAGGCTTCTCTGTCTATATTAAAAATATTGGCATACTCAATAGCACATTCAGACATTTTGTTTGTTAAACAGTTTATGGCAAATGCAGCTTTGGCTCTGTCTTTATCAGAATTTATTTCTACTATTTTATCTCTACGGACATCTTTAATGTCACCGTATCTTGTTGAAGAGCCGTGGCCATTCCATGGCCTCCAGTCACTAACCGCATCATTAGAAAGTGATTCTATCGCATCTATTATTTCCTGATAGTTTTCTATAATGCCTTTAAAATAAACAATATTTTCTTCTGGTCTTTCTATAACTAAAGACAAAACTATCTCTTCTCTTTTACGCTCACAATTTTTACTGATTGAACTTCTTCATCAGTACCGAATATCTCATTGACATAATCTCTAGCATCATCCTCATTGAAAGCTTCAATGACTGCTGTTATTTCTATTTTAATAGAGTATTTATTCATTTACCACAGGTAGGGCACTTCTTAGATTTAGATGCCGCCGCTTTTTTTGCTGGGGCTGCTTCCTTTGCTGGTGCTGCGGAAGAACCAAACTTTGGTCTTCCAAACCCTACAATTGAAATTAAAACTCCAGCTTTATTCTTCTTGTATGCACGAAGTTGCTTACACACTTCTCCGCCATTTCTTTGGCTTCCAGACTTCTTTGAAGAAGTATTGCCTTCTATGCACCAAACTGTTCCGTCTTCATTATCTTTAACAACAATACCTACGTGAGAAATTCTATCGACACCATCTGATGGGAAATCAAAATAGGCTATATCTCCTGGTTCTGGATCTGCAACATCTACATCAATCCAAGATCCTGCTTTTTTAAATGCTGCCGCACCGCCTGGTGTATAAACAGTATTAGGAATCTTTACGCCAGATTCTGACCCGCACCAATTTACGAAACTTCCGCACCATGGTTGAAAGTTTGCTTTCATGAAAGCACCGTACTTAGTTTCGTTATCTTTTGGACCCTCAATAGTACCAATCTCTGCTGTAGCAACTTCAATTAAACGAGCTGCTGTACCTTGTTCTGCCATTAGTCTTTATCCCAATCTAGATCAACTGGTTGCTCTTCTGGCATTGCGCCATCTGGCTTTGCTGCCAAGCGAGCTGCTGTTGCATCAATTTCTGCTTCTAATTTTTTATCTGCTTGTGTATTCTTTGCATCTACCTCTTTGTTTGCTATCTGTGCTGCCATAATATCTTTAGCGCCTGAGTTACCAATCAAAATTCCAGCAAGCGTTCCTGTAATAAATGTTGCAATGCTACCTAAAACATTAAAGAACATTTTGTCATTTTCTGATTGAGCTCCAATAGGCTGTGTTACGAACAACAATCCATATATGATTCCAAGCGCTGTCATAAATAGAATGCTTCCAAGTGTTATTCCTAGAATAAACTTTAAACGAGCATCTAGATCTGCAGGCGTTAGCTTTTGTTTAGCCATTTGTTATTTCCTGTTCTGGTGTGGTAGGTGTAATTTCTATTACATCTTTTGTACAAGTTTGTGAAGCTTCACATTCTGGAGGATTACATTCTGCAATTTCCCAATTTTTAGGATCTTGGCATGGGTAGCGATATCTGTTTAAAGAATCACATCCAGTTAATGATACCATTAGTAGGCCAGCCAAAGCAATAGAAACTATTTTCCTCATAGTATAATTATACACTATTAGTCCTCTTTTCGTAGTGGTATGGTTAGAAGCCATATTGCTGTGGCAATCAAAGTGGCGACTCCGACCACTTGCTGGGCTGATCCAGTAAGGGTTAGCCAAGCAATAAAGAATCCTAATAGGGTGAATATTTGGGCTATACTTTCCTTGATTACTTCCCATATATATTTAAATAGGGCCTTGATTATTTTCATTATATCCTCCTAGTCATTGCAGCTGCAATAATATTTGATGCGATAATTACTGGTATTACAACTTCTTGCGCTTTTTCTCTTTGGTCATCTGTCATATCTTTACCCCATTCTGATGGGCTAAATATCTTTTCAAAATCAATATCTGTAAGTGCTCCTATTGGATCCGCCAAAAATGCTTCTGTCTGAACCTCTGTTGTTGCGTCTGCTAAAGTATAAGGCATGCTTGCATCTCCTGCAGATTCTGCTCTAGACTCAAACTCAACAAATGCCTGTGCAAGCTCTGGGTTGCTTTTCATAGCTTCTGCAACCTGAGCAACATCTGAAGCTTTGATTCCTAGATTTTCTGCAACCTCTGCTTTAGCCTCTTGGGTTAAAGCATTTAGGGTTTGACTAACTGCAGATATCTGCTCTGGAGACAATACAACTAGTTTATTATCTTTGCTTGTGAGATTTGCAATAACATTAGAAAGATCTTCTTCAGTTCCGCTTCCTTTTTCAGGAACTAAAGCTGACAGAACCTCATCTTTAATTTCAACATCGTCTGTAGGCTCAGGTGTGGGCTCGTCTGTAGGCTCAGGTGTGGGCTCGTCTGTAGGCTCAGGTGTGGGCTCGTCTGTAGGCTCAGGTGTGGGCTCGTCTGTAGGCTCAGGTGTGGGCTCGTCTGTAGGCTCAGGTGTGGGCTCGTCTGTAGGCTCAGGTGTGGGCTCTGGACTTGGTTCTGGCGTAGGCTGATTTGCTGCAGCGTTTGCTGCTGCTTGTGCGATTGCAGCATTCAATTCTCTTTCAGATTGTTCAAAATAATAAGTCCATGCATCTTCAATAGCAGCATTCAAATCAATTATAGATTGATCGTATGTGTTGATTCTATTATTCTTTAATTCTAAAGCAGATGTTAGGTTTTGTTGTGCGATTGTGTGGTTTTGGATTGCTGTTGTAAGGTTTGATGTGAGATTTTGTAAGGCTTGAACTTCTTGATTATAAACATTTAGTTTGTCATTATATACTGCTAATTTATTATTATAGTTTGTTTGTGCTATAGCCTGTCCTGCAACAGCATCATTGTAAGCATTTATCTGTGCTTGAGTTGGTCCTGATCCAGAAGAAAATGTATTAAGATTACAGCTAAAATTTTGTCCCCAGACTCTTGGATTTCCAGCATAATCACATCCTGCTCCAGTCCATCCACCAGGTATAGCCCAGCCAAGATGATAGGAACCTGGTCCTCCACCGTTATACCACCATATTTCTACATCTAAAGTTTTGTCTTCACTAACATCATATACGGGAGAGTAATCGCTCCAAGTTGTCCCTTGCTCTACCCAGTTATCAACAGCAAGTTGCCCGTCAACATACATTCTAAAACCATCATCCGTATATCCTGCAAAGTAGGTTTGTGTAAACCATGAAGGGACTGTTATCTGTCCAGTAAATTTAACTATAAGGTTTTCATATCTATTTCCGCAGACTGGAAGACTCATATAGCTTGAGTTCCAGGTGCCAGAACAAAGAACAGATCCTGTGGTAGCAACATTACCCTGCCTAACAAGAGTATAAACAGTGTATGCCAAACCTGTTGCTCCAGCACTCTGCATACTTGATTGAGTAGTTTGAACATTAATATTGGCTATGCTGAGTGCATCTTGAGCATCATTCTTTTCTTCAAGAGCGTTGTCTTTATGTTCAAGGGCCAAGGCTACTGTGACTGTCTGGCCATCTACATTTGACTGAGCAAGGTTTTTAGCTTCCAGTGCTGCGGATTCTGCATCTACTGCATCATCGTAGGCATCATATGCATCGTCTTTAAGCTCCATAGCATTTGTTGCATATGTAAATTTATTTTCTGCTATGTCTATAAGATCTATAAAATCATCTTGATAAACTAAATTAGATACCTTACTATTAAGTTCTTCTATTTCTTGAGCGGCTAGGCTAAGTGGATCATCTCCGTGGGCAGGAGTAAGAAATACCCATCCAAACATTAAAATGGTGGCTAATGATAATCTCCATGCTTTAGTCCTAGTCAATTATAACTCCTACAAGCAAAATTTGCTATGTAGTAATTATACCCTATCTTGCATTATCTGTTTTATAAAAGCCATTGCCTTTAAATTGTATACCGAATGGGGTGAAATGTCTTACCATAACAGATTCACATTCAACACATGTATACCCTGGATCATCTTCTATAATTGATCTGTTAACTGACATTAAAGCGTGTGCTTCATCATATGAGCACTTGTATTCGTATACTGGCATTACTTACCGCTTTTTTTCCTAGCCTTAGCTAATGCATCAAAGTCTTTGACCTTTGTTTCTCCCATATAACCCCAAGCATAGCCGTCTTCAATCATCTTTTGATTGATAGATTTATCTGACCCGTCCAAGAAAACCCAGCCTAAAATGCGACCATATTTTTCAGATGAGTCCATCTTTTCTGTTTTAATTACAACAGTTTTAGATGAATCAATTGCATTCTTAAGGTAAGCCTTGGATTCAAGACCCAGTGCTTTTTCCATTTTATCTGAAGTTCTACTTTCTGGCGTATCTATGCCAGCGAGCCTTACTCTTGAAGTAAATGATATATCAAATCCAAGATCGATGTCTACGTCAATCGTATCTCCATCCACAACTTTTGTAACTTTTTTAACATAATATTCAAACATAATTCTCCTTTAAATCAATAAGTATTTGATATGCGCTAAGATAGTATATCAAATTTATACAACTTTTGCCAATCTTCTACATCTTTTTTATCATTTAGCAGTGGCTGCCCCTTGATATTTAAGCTAGTATTAAGTAAAACTGGAACCCCAGTTTTAATATAAAATTTATTTAAAACTCTATATAAGCCAGGATGCTGATCTTTTGTAACAGTTTGAACCCTTGATGTGCCATCAATATGAACTACAGAAGGAATTTTTTCTGGCTGTATGCATTTTACTGTGTATTGCATATATGGGCTTTCAAAATCCATATCGAACCATCTGTGAGCATGTTCAGCCATTACTACAGGTGCAAAAGGCCTGAACATCTCTCTTTGTTTAATAAGATTAACTTTATCCTTTATGCCTGGATCTCTTGGATCTGCCAGGATACTTCTATTGCCTAGTGCTCTTGGACCATACTCTGCTCTTCCTGATGCTACTGCTACGATTCCATCCTTTAGTATACCGTCCACAATTTGCTGGACTGGATACTCTCCTTCAAGGTCGTATCCAAGGTAGGGGTTCTTCCAATCAATATGTTTTCCATATAGGGCTGCTGCTGCACCTAAAGAGCTACCAGCGTCTCCTGGGTTAGGCATAATCCAAATCATATCAAATATTTTCCATAGAAGTGTATTTGCCGAAGAGTTTAGTGCACATCCACCCATGAATACTAAATTATTTTTACCAGTCATTCTTTTTGCCATACGCATAAAATCATTTAGTCTTTGTTCATATACCATTTGAACTGCTGCTGCTATATCAAACTTATCCTGCTCTGTTATATTCATCCCCCAGTCAGTAATACCTTTGTGAAAGTTGTATTTTTGTTGATCGTACTGCGGGAAATACTCATCTACTTCTTTATAATATCTTTTCCAGTCTCCATATCCAGCCATACCCATCATAATATATTCTTCTTGGTTTGGCATTAGCCCTATAAGTTTTGTAAATGCAGAGTAGAACAATCCAAAACTTACTGGATAATTTTGCTTATACTTAAGCTTAATATCATTGCCCTCGCCAATCCAAATTGTTGAGGTATTAAATTCACCAATTGAATCTAGAACTACAATACATGCATCATCAAATGAACTTGTATAGTATCCTGCTGCAGCATGGGAGCGGTGATGTTTAAAATAATGAACTGGAACGTCTATGGGAAATTTTGGCTTCCAATCGCTAGCTCCACCATGCATCATAATTCTAGACTTTTTAAGCAGGGGTTTTTCATAATATGCAATTACATCTGGTGTCCCATAGTTCAAAGCATCTAAAATAATTTCTTTATTGTTGTACCAGTCGTTTTTCTTTTTGCTATACCTTTCTGCATGACCAGCAAACAATATCTCTCCATCTTTAATTAAAGATACTGATGCATCATGAGAGGTTTCATTGATTCCAAGTATTATACCTTTCAACTAGATTCCTTCTTATATTTGCTATAAATAAAATCTGCCCAAAATTCTTGTGGAGCAATTCCAAGATGTGAGTTGTCTCTAGCCATCTGTAAAAATTTTTTATTTTCTCCAGTATAGTTTTTTGAGAATTTATCACAAAACTCTATCATATCTTCGGCCTCCCACATATAAAAAGTATCAAGGTCTTTTATTCTTGATAGGTCATAAAATATTGATTTTGATTTTAAATCTTCATTGTTTTGCTCTGGGTACCAGTGGGAAGAGTACAGGTTTATACCATTTGTTTTGCAGTATGAGTGTATGCTGTAATAACCTATATAATTTTTAAATTCATTTAAATCTATACTATAAAATGGTGTGTCACCTTTATTTTTTTCTACATACATTTTGTTTAATTTATTATTTACGTGATCCTCATTAGCTGGACTATCTTCCATATCTATTATATTGTTAGACTGAAAATTAGAAAACCCTCTATCTGTAGGAGGAATTAGCCAGAATATTGTTTCTGGCTTACCAAACTTTTCAATGTATTTTAAAATCATAAATGATTGCTCTAGTATAGAAGTTCCAGGAAAACCTATGTTAAAAAATCCAGAACATTTTTTTTCTTTAGATATTTTTTCATAAATTATATGTGCCCATGTTTCTTTTCTAGTTACCCCACTTCCGTGAGTATAAGAACATCCTGCAAAAAGCAAATGTGATCCATCGTGTTTATCGGTTAATTCATCAGAGCTAAATCCATAAGAGTTAACGCAGGGGAAACTTGCACAGCAACATTGATCAATATAGTCTACCATCTTGCTTTCAGCTGGTCCCCTGTTTCTTTTAAAACACTCTAAATTTTTAGAACAAGAACCGTAGTGGTAGCACTGGCTTGCAGGATAATTTTTGTTTTTTTCAAGAGAAATCATATCTAAAACAAAAGGATTTGTCATGTCTATACCCTAACTAATCAGCTTAATAAATAAAGTCTTTTTTATTTTTCATTGACTTGTATATTTTTCTATACTTTATTTTATAAAATATTTTTTTTATTATTTTTTTCATACTATATATTATACCACTAAATAAGCTGGGCTTTTCTATATCCAATGCTTAATTATAGCACTCGCTGCCAGTATTGTCCAAAGTATGTTGAACAAAATTATTGTGGGTAGAGTTTTTACTGTTGATGACCAGATCAACGCAAGGCTTGATACTATGGCAAATATGTATAGCCACCACCATTGCTTACCAAATAATAAGCCTGGGAATATAATAGATATCTTTGTCATGAAAGCAAAGAATTCAACAGTATTAGGTCTATCCCAATACTTTCTATGTCTCATTGTCTTTAATGCATTTATCCATTCAGTTCTAAATTTCATTTTAGAGCCTCCAAAAATTCATTATGGCTAACGCATTTTGAAGCCCTGCTTTTTTGGTACCCAACAAAATAATTGTACACGTCTAATCCTTTTTTATAATCGTCTTCACCATCGATATAAATTGATGCTATAGACTTGTTAATTGTTTCTTGAAATGATCCAATAATAAACCAACTATTTGGGCTCCATCTTTCTCCATTATCAGTCTTATTTGGAAGTCTATTTTTCCAAAGATCGATTCGTTTCTTTAAATCTTCTGGTGCATTTTCATAAGAAAATTTTTTCCAGAACTCTGTGTCTTGTCTTTTAGTCATATAGTGAAAATATATAAAGCTAGCTATGTCATTGTTCATTGATGCTATAGTGCTATTAAACTGATTCCTTATTTCATCCGACCCGCCATTAATCCAATCGGGTGTTCCAAAAATATGAGAGAGTCCTATAATGCTAACCCAAATAGATGTGGCCTCAAGTGGCTCGATAAAGTTTGCTGATAAACCTACTGCAACACAATTTTTTATCCACGGCTCTTCAAAGTACCCAGCGGAGAAATTAAATCCTCCTTTATCTTTTCTTGGATATGTTGGAACATACCCTAAAAAATTTTCTATCTCTTCTACTGCTTGTTCTTCAGATATTAAAGAAGAGTCGTAAACGTACCCACATCCAAATCTATTTTGCAGAGGTATCTTCCACATCCAACCGTACTTCATGGCTATGGCTTCTGTGTACGGAGGAATATCATCTGTTACGTCAATAAAAAATGGAACAGCAGAATCTGACGGAAGGAAGTCGCTGTAGCTTTTCCACTTTGAATTAAATGTTTTTCCAATAATTAACCTGTGAAATCCACTACAGTCAAATACAAAATCACAATCTATTACTCCAACATTTTCTAAATCTAAAGACTTAATATTTCCTTGATCATCCAACAAAACTTCTTTTATTATGCCATCAATTACATTTATGCCTCGCTCTTGGCCAATCTCTTTCAATCTGTTTGCAAGCTTGGACGCATTAAAGTGAATTGAAGTACTTGATATATTATCGTAAGATAATGTTGGATCGTTTTCATTGTGAGATTTAAATACAAACGGAACTCTGTTTTCTTCTGAAATTTTTTCTGTAAAGTCCACCTGTTTTAATCCATTGTTTAATAGTAGACTCATTGTTAAAAGTGTGCTATTTGCTACAAATGGGGATTTAGAAAAGTTAGGTCCTAAAGACATGTCCTTTGCTGGAAATCCATGATAGAAGAAGTCCCCATCATTATTCCAATTTGTAAACTTAATACCATTTTTTATTGTTGCATCACAATTTTTTACCAAGTCAGATAAAGGTATGCCAAGGTGTTCAAATAAAGTATTTAGGTGTGGTGTGGATCCCTCTCCAGCTCCCAGGATACCTATCTCTTTAGATTCTATAACAGTAATGTTTAAATTAGGTTGAGATTTTTTTGCCATAAGTGCAGTAAGCCAGCCAGCTGTTCCACCACCAACTACTACAACTTCCTTTGGCATTATTTTCTACCCCATTGTATATAGTTCCACCCACGCTCATGTGCGTAGTATAGAATAAAGTTAATTGTATTTGTCAATACCGTGACTTTTAGCGCAGCGATTTCTTCACCAGTAATCCAATAAGCAGAAACAAATGTAGTGATTATTGCAACCACTCTCCATGTCAAAGACTTAATTAGTGATCTTGATTTAGAAACTATCACGGCAGAAGTTCTGGTCCTGGTCCTGTTTCAATTTTGGCACGAGTTCCACTCCAATAAATCTTTCCGTCACAAGCAATATTCATCTTTTGATCTCCACCCACAATGCTTGACTCTCCGTACATATACCCCCGAATCTCAATATGACTTGCTAGAGTCTCTTCCCCATCAACTACCACACGCCAATAAAGATCTCCATCTCCTACCTTAGTGTTGTATCTCACCTGTATATGTTGGTTTGGCTTAAAAAACCACTTCTTAAATTTATCTATCATATACCCATCTCCTTACGCTTTTGCGTAGCAGAAATAGCATGAATGTCTGCCCCCAAATCTACCTGTTCAATTTTATATCCTACATCTCTACCGTATACAATGTTAGTAATGTTAGGTAGTCTTAGTACTAATGCGCCATCCATAAACTCATCCTTGGCAATATATTCTTTTACCTGATCAAACTTAAGTGGATCTTTTTCGCTTGTGTTGTATGTATTGCGTACTCCAAGTAGCACCTGATCTGTTCTCTTTCCCGCTTCTTTATAAAGAGCGTGATGTCCTTCATGCCATGGCTGGTAACGTCCAAGCATCAGTGTCGTTGGAGCTGACCAATCATGCAATCCAAACTTTTCAATAATGTGTGAGGCCTTTGCATCTGCATTAAGGTTATGGCTAATAAAGGACACATCAAAATTATCTGGTCTCTCAAACATTTTATTAGTGTCTTCAAAGCGTCCTTCTGCTAAAGTGTCCATGAATACAAGAACGTCTGGCTTACCAAATGCTGCACGAGTTATTTCAGTTGGGCATACGAAATCAACGATGACGGGAGCAACACCCTGCTTAGCAATTAAACGAGCCATCTCACCCATTCGCCTTGCCTGCTCGATTCTGTCTTCTGGAGTAAAGCTTAAATCAGAGTTTACTGTTGCACGAACCTCATCTGCATTAAGATGAATAGCATTTATGCGTTCCTTTAGTGCTTTGGCTAATTCAGTTTTCCCTGAGCCTGGAAGGCCGATAATCTGTATAATCATTTATTTCCCTAACCCTTTGCGATAGATACCAATTGTATCATATCAAATTAAAATAACAATATCGTTTAAACTCTGTTTATAGACTCTAAATTAGACATTGATGAGACCTCAATATATGTTGAGTTTTTTCTAAACTCCATTAAATTTTCTGATCCAGAATAAGACAAAGCACTCTTTACATTATTTATTAACATATTTAATGAGTACTCTATTGATCCTTTAGATAAAACAAAGCCTGATACGCCCTCAACATATAAACTTGTTAAGTCTTTTGTAAGCTCCTCGTTATTATCTTTTTGAACTTCTAATGAGGCAGAGCCTCTAAATACATGTCTGCCATTTTTGTCTGTATCACACTCATCGTGCCCAGAAAAAAATGATCCCATCATTACAGCCGAAGCTCCAGCAGCTAAAGCCTTTGCTACATCTCCGTTGTTTTTAATTCCACCATCTGATATTATTCCATTTACTTCAGAAGAATCAATATTTTCATAGCAATCCATAACTGATGATAAAACTGGAACTCCAAACCCTGTGACCATTCTAGTTGTACACGCAGCGCCTCCGCCAATTCCAACTCTTACTGAGTCTGCGCCAGCATCCATCAGGTCTTTATAAGCTTCATAAGAAGAGACATTTCCACACATAATATGTACACCAGATCCCACTAACAGTCTAAGATCTTTTACTGCGTCAACAACAATCTTCAAATGTCCTAAAGCTACTTCTAAGAGCAAAACTTTTATTCCAAGCTTGCTTAAAAGATCCATGCAGCTTTTATCTCTTGATTCTTCAATAGATATAGCAAAGCCAAGACGACTTCTATCAACTTCGGGCAATATTAACTTTAGTCTTTCTATTCTTTCTCCAAAATTAGTATACCTAGGAAGTATGGCAAGACCACCAAAAGATATAACCTTTTTTATCATAGAGTTACTTGTAATGAAATCCATAGGGGCCATAATAACTGGATTTATTAAATTAATAAAGGCCTCTGGCCTAATTGGATTTCCAATTATTGTCTCTAGATTTATATTACCCCTAGATACTATGTTAGATTTTTTAGGGACAAGTAGTATATCATCAAAGCATATTGACCTAGTGTTTGTATCTTTTTGCATTCTTCCCCCTTTTTATTTAATAGTGTCCCCAGATGGTCTCGAACCATCGACCCGCAGATTAAAAGTCTGCTGCTCTACCAACTGAGCTATAGGAACGCTGCCCCACCTGGCCTCGATCCAGGGACATTCGAATTAACAGTTCGACGCTCTACCAACTGAGCTATAGGGCAAAGTTGGTATTTTTAAGTCATACCAAGGACTTATACTAAGCCGAAAGAATTTTTGCTAGAGCATTGATTGTTGCTGCAATTCTTCCGATATCACGCAACTGCTCAACTGTGTAGCCTTCTTCCTTCAATGTTTCATAATGTGCTTTAACACAAAAATGACATTTGCCAATAATTGATGAGGCTAAAGAGTAAGCTTCAAACTTAGCCTTTGTTGTTCCACCATGAGAAGAAATAGCATTCATTCTTAGCTGTGCTGGCAACCCCTTTAGGTTTGGGTCATCTGCCATCTCAATGTATGGGTACCAAACATTGTTTTGTGCCATGATAGCACCAGCTGTTAAAGCTGCATTTTTTTCAACTTCATCAGTAGCGCTTGCAGTAATAAATGCAAGCAGCTTAGAATTTCCAGTTGCAAATGCTGCAGCAATAGATAAGTATGTTGCATGCTCTGGATCAATAGTAGACCTGTTGATTACAGCATCAAGATTTAACTTAATGTCTTTTGCGTAGTCTGGTAAGGAATCTTTTAGCTGGTCAACCCATAACATTACAAAGTTTCTCCACCTAATGATCGATTACATGCACAAAGCTCTCCTGTTTGCAAAGCATCTAGCACACGAAGAGTTTCATCTGGGTTTCTACCTACATCTAGGTTGTTTACTGTAACATGCTGAATAATATTGTCTGGATCAATAATAAATGTGGCACGGTAAGTTACACCAGAAGAATGGTGAACTCCAAGGTCATTAGCCAAATGGTGTGCAGTATCTGCAAATGACCATGAATTAGTCTTCTTTAGATCCTCGTGGGCATTTCTCCAAGCAATCTTGCAGAACTCATTGTCCACTGATCCAGTCATTAAAACAGCATCTCTATCGTTAAAGTCATTAACTAAAGCATCATAAGCAACAATTTCTGTTGGGCATACAAATGTAAAATCTTTTGGATAAAATGCAATAATCTTCCATTTACCTGGGAACGAATCCTGCGTGATTACCTCGAAAGAGGAATCTTCATATGACAAAGCTCCTGGCTTAACACCAGTAACTGCAAAACTTCCTAACTTATCTCCTACTGTTTTCATTTTTCTCCTTGTGTATAAGTGATGATATTTAATATCGCACCCCTGGCTGGATTCGAACCAGCGGCCAACAGATTAGAAGTCTGTTGCTCTTCCTCTGAGCTACAGAGGTATAAATAAATTATACTATTAAAGATCAAAATCTTCAATAGTGTCTAAAGGTATAATACCTTTACTTTTAGCAATCTCGTACCCCTCTAATGTAAAATTAAATGTGGCATTTAGATCTTCATCGTATTCAACCTGCATTAAATCATTGTCTAATAAATTTAATAGTTCTGCATCAATATATTGTTCATGTGCTTCCCAGAGTTCTGGGGCTAAATCCCTGGTAGTATCTTCATTTAGCTCGAATATGGCCTCCCCATCTTCAGTAAACCCAGCGATTCTTATTGCACCTATATCAATATAGTGTTGTATCTTATTCATCGTTTCTTCTTCGTCAAAATCATTAAACATGTTACCCCCTGTGCAACAAGTAGGACTTGAACCTACGATTACCGAATTATGAGTTCGGGGCTTTAACCAACTAAGCTATTGTTGCCTAGTTGAATTATAGTATTTTATTATTGTTTTTGTCAATAGACTGCTCAACGATTTGCTGAACATACTCAGAAAAATGCTTTCGTATACTTCCTGGTGGTCTTTTACCTATATCCGCCCATACCCTTTTGTATTCATGTATGTTGTCAAATGTAGTTGGGCAAACCATAGTGCCCTCGTAATCCTTCAGTCTTGTAGGAAGAGGTACGTGCTTACTGCAGCACTTACACTCTTTAGCTTTTTCTTGATAGATACTCATACTATTTCCATTCCACTTAGTGCATCAGAAAGATCTTTTGGCATTGCTGATGGTGCTTTGATTAAGTTAGGTGACTCTGCAGATATTGATTCTCTATACTGTTTTCTTACAGATGAATAATCATGTACTTCTATATCTCCAAATGCCGTCCTTGTCATACTAATAGAATTATATATGGACCCACATACGGCGTCAGCCAAGTCTTTAGATCCCTTTCTTGGGTGGTCTACCTTGTCCCTCATAATTCTTAACTCTAGCAATTCATCAACTAAAAGCGGTATGTGTGGACCGTTTAATCTTTCTTCCATCACAACCATAGCCATATCATCATAGTGTTTTTTAGCCACTGATAAAGTTTCTGTACTTATTCCATACTGCCTTAGCTGCTGCATCATGTCGTGAGAGTTCCACCTATCGAATGTACAAAGCCTAATGTTAAAGCCCCTGGACCTAAGAGAAAGAATGTAATCTCTAACTTCAGTAAAGTCTACAGACTTGTCTGATGTTGGAGTCCAATACATAACAGCATCAACCTTTACGATTGGAGCTGGCTGAGAGTATGTGTCTGTTACCTTTACACTAACCCACTTTTCAACATGAGCCATTGATACAGCGCAATGGTCATGCTTTTGAGCTAAGTCAACATGGATAAAGTATTCTTTATCGTCTTGAGGAACAAACCATTCTTCAAATCTACCGAAGCCATCTACAGCTATTGATAGATCATTAAAAGCCATTTCAATTTTTTCACGTGACTTAAAAAAAGCATCAATTGCTTCTGGTGGCATACATGCAAATCTTCCTAAAGCATCTGTAACATCTCGGTAAAAAGCAATTTTAAAATCCTCAATACTTCTGGTTGGATTTACTTCCCATGTAGGTCTACGAATTGCATAAACTTTAGGATACTTATATGAAATAATTTGATCTTCATCCCAGAATATCTCAAACTCATTTCCTACAGTATTGTCTGGCAGGTTTGGATCTAGCTTAAACTTATGAGATCTAGATATGATTTCTTTTTCAGAAATAATATTATCATATCTTTGCTGTATATAATCATTCTTAAATCTTGGGAACGATAGAAGAATTACTTTACCGTAGTCTGGAAAACGAGAGTCTACAGATGCCCTGTACATGTCATATATTCCGCTAGCTGTCTTTGCCTGATCGTGTCCGCTTGTACTGTCTAAGGCAAAACCAGAAATTTCATCGAGCACTGCAACCAAAACGTTGTACCCTTCAAAAGCTTCTCTTTCTGAGTGACCAGAGTACACGGTTACATTTTTATCAAACTTAATTTCAGAAGCTTTTTCAAAATACTTTCCAGCAAACCAAGGTGAGTGTGTTACTCTATTTTTAAATCCCTTAAAGAAAACGTTGTTTGCCTGCTGAGCGTTAATAGCAATATTGATAATATCTATAGAGTCTCCAGGTGGCTTGCCGTAGTAAGATGCTGGGTCTTTTAGACACAATAGTAAATAAACTATATACGCAACAGATATGGTGGAGCAGTAATCCTTACCGCTACCCTTACCTAGCTGTGCTACGACCTCATTACAGGTTTGCCTGTATCTTAAAGACCCTTCGCTTTCACCAAAAAGTTTTATTAGAGTTGACTCTTTATATATCTGAGATGATTTTTCTATAAGTGTATACTGATGATCAGATAATTCTGGCAACCCTAAATAGTTTTTGTCTGTTACAAAAGTTTTTAGGTCAACTGGTCTTTCATCAAACTCTTCACCATCCAAGATGTCGATGAGGTCATTAAAATCAAACTCCACTGACTTCCTCAATTATCTCTATTGGCTCAACGATTCCAGTTATTTGAGATAAGCGTTTAGCTACTTCCATCTTGCACTTTGGGCATGACGCAGTCACCTCTTTTAATATCTTTACCAGAACTTCCTGCTTTCTTTCTGACTCTGCTATCTGTCCAGCAAGCTCTGCATTATCAAGCAAGCCCACTTCCTGAAGCATTCCAATTCTTTTTCCTTCAATGTCAGCAATTAGTTTTAAGGCTCCAGATTTAACGTTAAGCTGTCCAGCCTGATCTGCATCCTCAACTGTTTTCCATGCTTCTTTAATTAGCATGGCATAGTGTTGGTCAGCTCCAGAGATAGCCTCTTTAGCACGTTCACGGGCTGACGTGTCGTTGTGGACTACATTCTTCCACTCATCTATAAGTTCAACAACCTCTGCCCTCTTAAACCCAGTTAGTGTGGCAATCTGGGTAGGGTTATTTCCTCTAAGTAGTTCTTCAACTACTTTATTCATGCGATCAAAATGATCTGCTAGTTCAATTTCCATATGACTTTATTATACTTCTAGTCGACTGAAATAGCAAATTCCTTAGCAACCTTTAATAATATTAAATATCCAATTAGATCATCAATATCGTTATCTCCTGGATAATCTGTTCCCTTAATTAATCTATTAAGCTTATCATCAATACGGACATATAGCTGCTCTTTTGGTCCCGCCTTTGAAAATATTCTAACTGGCTCTAATGCAGAATTTCCATAGGCAATATTTTTTTTAATTAACATGTGAGCAATCTCAAGGCAGGTATTTAAAATTTCGTGGCCTGCTTCAGTTCCAACTGTAAGCATATATAGATCGTCAAACCTAAACTCTTTTGAATCTTCAAAAACTGGCTTTAGTTTCATTTAATTAAACCTTTTTCTTTTAGGGCTCTATATATGGTCATAACAGTTACGCCACATTCGCTAGCAATTTCTTCCATACTTTTTCTTTGGATAACATATCTTCTATGTAGCCAGTCTTTATTTTTGTACAATTTCACCTCTTCGTCAACACTTCATTAGCATAATACGCAATGCCAAAACTATCAGCGACATCAAAATCTTCTAAGTTTAAATCATACTTCTTATTAAAGTAATCTGCCGTTCTCTGCTTCCTCATGTTACGTAATTTGTTTTTGTACCACGAGTCTGCGTATCCTGGATTCAATATTCTAATTGCATCTTTTTCATCTTTAGTTGGGTTTTTATTTCCAATGTGGGACTGCCATGCGGAAGGACTTATTGTAATAACTTTAGCTCCAGTTGACATTAACTCGGCAATTACAACTCCATACACATAAGATAATTTTATCACAGCATCTGGTGATCTGACAAGTATCGCTCCCTCAACTGCTATGTAGTCTGACTTAAGTTCATCTAGCATAATAGCGGTTTTAACTTTAGCGTCATATATCTTTTCATATATGTCATTGCCAAGTATGTTTATCTTTCCCCACTTTAGTGGCTTATTGTTTTCTAGCAGGCAAAAAGCGACTGAAGATGTTGATGCATCTATTCCTAAAACCCTGTTGGCTTTTGTTTTAGCTAATTTGGCCAGAGTCATTTAGCATCCTTAATATTTTCTCTTTGTCTGAATTAGAAATACTTTTCTCACACTTCGCACATATTGTTGAAGAGTTGTACCTACTTAAACTAGATTTACACTTCTTGCAATACCTTTTTTGTCCAGAACGAATAGCTTTTTTTTCATAGTATTTCTCCATGATTTTTTTGTTTGTTGCAACCCTGCAACATTCATCTGAACAATACTTTTGGTTGTGAGTTTTTGGCGTAAACTCTTTATCGTTAAGACAGTCTGAGTTTGCACATATCATAAAGAAGGCACCTTAAATCTTTCAATCTGTACTGTTCCAGTAGGGGTTTCTTTAGAGTAGCACTGCTTTTTAATTGGGCAGTAAGTGCAGGGCATCTTAGTTTTTGTGGCTCCTTCTGGCTTCATAGGAAGGTCGCCATCTTTAAAGTTGTCCCATACCTCTCTCATCCAAAGAAAGGTGTCCTCGATAATCTTTTTATTTTTATCATTCATAACTACTGGAATAATAAGTATCTCCTGCGTATTCTTATTTTCGTATAAAAAGAAACCTTCTTTTGCATCCTTTAGCTTCATGTAAGTTAAAAGCTGCAGCAGATGATTTGCAGACGGGCTCATTTCTGCCTGCCTTGCATCCCAAACTTCTTGCTTAGCAGTTTTAATTTCACCAATGACAGTTTCACCATCATACTCCATAATAAGATCAATAAAGCCACGAATAGGCGGATACTCATTAATAATTTCTTCTTCTTCTGCAACCCATTGAGGCATTGTCTTTATTAGATTCTGAAGCCTTTCGTGGGCCTGAGTTCCTTGTGCCATATTGGCAACCGCAACTGCATCGTTATTATCAATGAATACTGCACCTGAGAATGCCATGTACCAGTACCTTGGGCAGGTTCCATGCCCATATCCAAGAGAGCTTGGGCTAAATGATTTCTTTGTCATTTCTCCGTCAGCCCTCTTGGTGTTTTTGTAGGACTCATCAAGCAGTTCAGCAAATGCTTCTGGATCAAAGAACTTTCCAGTATGCTTTTTAAACTTTAAGTTCTTTACTATATTTCTTCCCATTACAGATTATACCTAACGACATACTTAAGTGCATCTACAAGTTTGTCTATGGACTCCTTTGCTGAGTAGTATATATTTTTCTTATTATTGTTCATGGTTCCAGCCTTATCCTTTGCTATTGTTGAATAGTAAGATGCCATCATTGCAAACTTAGTTGACATAGCCTGAAGTTCAATAATAAGTTGAGGAGCTTTTGCAGCAGGAACATCTGGATTTAACAACAGTTTAACTATGACAGCTAAAGCTCTGTCCAGTTGAGCATCATTCATATACTCATGAAGATCGTTAAATTCAGTTATAGAGTTAATTAACTCTAATGTATTTTTATCCTCTGTCATTTTTAATCTTTTTATCCCACTTATCCATCAACAACCCAACTCCGTACCCAGCAACAAAGCCAAATAGGCATCCATAAATAAAGTATACCACTAGAATGGAACCTCAGCGTATGTCTTGTATGAAGGGAAATCGTTATCGCCTGAAGGCTTATCCTTAGACAATGAGTATGCTGTTACAGAAATTGAATCTGCATTGATTTCATAGGAGCTTCTCTTAATTCCATCTTTATCTGTCCAATTTTCTTCATAGATCTTTCCAACAATAATAACTTCCATACCCTTTTTAATTACAGACTTTGATTGTCCTGCAAGTGTACGCCAAGCTTTTACTGTCCACCAAGAAGTGTTTTTGTCTTCCCACTCTCCAGTAGTTTCATTCTTAACACGATCATTAGTTGCAACTCTAAACCTAAGACCATTTGATCCAACAGTTTCTGGTTCACTACCAACTCGCCCAACGATTGTAATAATCGGATTAGCCATTTTTATTTTCCTCCCAAAATGTGATCAGCTCTTCTAGTACTGACCACTCTATGATTCCAAGACGGACCTTGGAATCCCCACCAATAATAATTTTAAGGGCTGGATGCATGTCCCTGCTAACCTTAAAAGTATCTGTACAGATTTTAGCCCATACATCTTTATTTAAATTAAATGAAGCTTTAGATTCTTTGTAGTCTACTACAAAATTTTTCCACTTAGCGTCACCCTTTTGATATTCTCCACGGCCACTATTCTTTTGTGCTTTAGCGCCATCTCTTTTTACTTCTGCTCTTTCTGACATCAGTTAAGCTTATGCTTTGTCTCATGACCAGATGGACATTTCCAGTACATTTCTAAAGTAACCTGATTAAAACTATAGTATGGAGCATAAAGATCACACTTACTACATGGCCTCTGTTGTTCTATTTTTTCAACTCTGTTATCTATAGACTCTTCAACTTTTGAAGTAAAAAACTCATTAATGTTTGGCATTTATTTCTCCTATTAAGCTGTCTACAACATCTGGATTTTCCTTTAAATATGCTACAGCCTTTGCACGTCCTTGAAAACGTTCTCCATTTACTGTATACCATGCGCCACCCTTTTCTACAATGCCACACATTTCTGCAACGTCTAATGTTTCTCCAACATAATCTATACCAAGAGCTTGCCCTTGGTAGTAAAAGTCATATTGTCCTGATAAATTTGGGGGGCCGACCTTGTTGTAATCAACAATCCAATTAACTGGTCGCCCAACTCTTTGTTCAATAATCTTGTCACCAACTTTAATACCTGCTTTAATAGCATTAGCCTCAGCTTCAGAAGACCATAGCTTAATGACGGTTGAAGAGAAGAACTTAACTGCCATGCCACCTGTGGGGATGTGACTAGCATGCATAGATCCAAATTGATTTCGTTGCTGCGAGATGAGAACAAGTAATGTGTTTTTGTTTGCATAGTTTAACATCTTGACTGCGTGGGTCATATCCTTTGCTTCTGCGCCGATTTGCTTAGTGTCTTGCAAATCCTTCATTTCATTTCCGTCTTTTTCAAAATAGATTGCTGGTAGCAACGCTGAAATAGAATCAACTACTATCAGATCAACACCAGCTTCCATAAGCTTTGTTGCAACATCAACCATATCATTAACAGTTTTAGCTGGAGAGTATATTAATTCTTTTGAGTTTACGCCAAGCTTTTCTGCCCACTCAGGATCGTAAGAATGCTCCGCATCAATCCACGCACATGTCTTGCCTTCTTTTTGAGCTAAAGCAATCATCTGCAAACAGAAAGAAGACTTTCCTGCAGACTTATTTCCCCAAACAAGTATTTGCCTTCCATAAGCAAAACCTCCGTTTAATGCGAAGTTCAGTCCTATGCTAGGTGTAGGCTGCTTTTCAATCTGAATATCCACGGCAGACTGAACCCTAGCTCTAGTCTTAGGGTCTAGCTTTGCTAATATATCGTCTAGTTGCATTTCCATAACGATTAGTTGTTTGGCAATTCTTCTTCAGATTCAGATGGTTTATCTTCTAGTCTAAATTCAAATGACATAGTTTCGTCATTATATGTTACAGAAAGCTGTACATCTTGATTGTTGGAGTTTATAAAATCTTCAGTAGGTATACTAATAGATTCAATTTTATTTAAAATAGCAACCAAAACTCTTGTAGCGTTCATTGTTTTAAAAACATCTTCTGTATTACTTGTCATCTTACATCCTTAACCATAAGTGTTCCATCTTCTAAGGTTTTTAGAGTTGGCTCGCAAATCATTCCTTCTCGCATTTTAGCCAATGAAATTGGATACATGCTAGAAAAAACAATAGCTCTATTTAAATTCTTATCTTTATCTGACATAACAAGGTGCGCCATAGTTTTGCCAGCTTTTGTTTTATATGGTGTATAGCTTATCACGAACCTTTGATTTTCGTCAATAGGGTATGACTTTGCATATAAATATTTAACAAATGCATCGTCAGAATCCTTATTGATAGAATCAACATCTATGTACCTTGATATTCTATTATCCCCTACAAGAACAAAATACATTTTATTTGTTTCTATTTTTGTCTGCTCTATATCGAATAATCCTACAGATCCACTTTCATCGACAAGCTCAATTCTTGACCAGCCATTACCACGCTTGATGCTTTTGGCCATACCAAACATTACGAATGATCCCAGCTCTTCAAATTCATCAATAGGTCTTGCTTGTGCTTTAACCCTTGGCTCTAAGTTAGAAAGGTTAAAAGAAGGTATCCCTAAAAATTCGTAATAAGACTCTGCTTCTTTGCCGCTTCTAGGATTATCATCAAAAGCAGCGCCCCCAATAGCATTAAGAGAGTTAACGGCCCTAGAGTTAATACCACTACCTTTCTTAGATGCCTTGTCGACAAAATCTTTGTAGTTTTCATACGGTCTCTTTTCAATAATTTTATTTGCAATACTGTCTGAAATAAATTTAACTTCAGCTAAACCAAATCTAATTGAATCTTTTTGTAATGAAAAGTTTACATCTGATTCATTTACATGTGGAAGCTTAACTTTAATTCCAAGCCTCTTGGCTTCAATTAGATACCCTGTTCTGGCATCTTTGTCTCCTTCATTTTTAAGGATCGAGAATAGAAATTCCAAAGGATAATAGCACTTAAGCCAAGCGGTATAATAAGAAAGCATAGAATAAGCAACAGCGTGACTACGATTGAATGAGTATCCAGCGTGAGCTTCGAATGTTTTCCAGAGGTTCTCTGCTTCATCGGCGCTGATATGCTTTTTAGCGCCTTGAATAAACTTATCTTTAAACGGACCGAGTTCCTTTGCATCCTGCTTTTTACCAATAACCTTTCTAACCTTGTCAGCCTCTGACCAAGTCATTCCACCCAGGTGTACGCATGCTTGCATAACCTGTTCCTGATAAATAATAACTCCGTATGTATTTTCTGTAAAAGGCTTCATGATGGGATGAATATAGTTAACTGCCTCATCCCCGTGCTTTCTTTTAATATATGAAGCACCTACGGTATTCATTGCTCCTGGTCTAACAAGAGCATTTGATGCAGCCAAGTCTTCAAACTTATCTACCTGCATTTTTATAAGTAGATTTGTGTAAGGCGTTGCTTCTGCTTGGAAAACACCTTTAGTATATCCGTCGTTAAACATCTTGTAAACTTTTTGGTCGTCAAGGGGGATGTTGTAAAGATTAATTTCTTTACCGTGTCTATCCTTAACTGATTTTAATGTATCTGAGATTACAGATAAAGTCTTAAGACCTAGGGCATCTAGCTTAATAAGACCTATATCTGCAACCGTATCCATGTCGTATGCCACGACTGGAATTCTTCCAGACACGTCATCATTTGCATCTGCTCTGGACTCTATTGGTGCATACTTTCTCAAGTCATCTTTTGCCACAACTACACCAGCAGCATGCACTCCAACGCTTCGAATCTTTCCACGAAGACGTTCTGCAAGCCAAGTTACCTCTGGGTACTTTGCTCTAAACTCTTTTGTATTTGGTGAATCCATAAAATCTTCAAACGTATCAATAGACTTCATTGCACGATTAACATCAGAAAGAGGAACCATAAATACTCTTGCCGCATCTCTAATTACACCCTTATCCTTAAAGTAAGTAAATGTAGAAATAGATGCTACGTGCTTAAACTTCTTCTTCAAATAATCTTTAACCTCTTTACGACGACGGTCCTCGAAGTCTGTATCAATATCTGGAAAGTCATTACGTTCTGGATTAATAAATCTAAAGAAAAGCAAATCATATTTAATTGGATCTACATCTGTAATTCCAAGGGCGTAGCAAACTAGTGAGCCTGCTGCAGAACCACGACCAGGGCCAACCATAATATTATTTGACTTAGCCCATGTAATCATATCTGCAACAACTAAGAAATATGAAGCAAATGCTTTATCTTTAATTATAGATAACTCTTCTGCAATTCTATCCAAGTAGACCTGATCTTTGTCCAGAGATAGCCTTCTAAGGCCTTCTAAGGCCATATCAGCTAGTTTCTTGTCAGCATTGGTCTTTGGGATGGGTAGCAGATCCAATCCCTCATAGAAGTCATACTCTTCAATCTTGTCTGCAATCTCCATTGTATTATCATATATATCTGTACGAGTAATACCTGATTTATTAAAGTCCGCCTCAATTTCAGACCTGCTTTGAATAAATAGATTATAGTCTTGAAATGATATTCTACGGTCTGGATATAAGTAATTAAATCTATCCATCATGTCTGGCATTTGTCTAGACATTTCAAAGTCTGCATCTTTATCCGACTTAGGAGATGTTGATAGAATAAGCATTGCTTCTTCTAATACTCTATCTTCTTCTTTAGCAAAGTGAGCATCCCCTGTTGCCACCGCCTTAATTCCTAACTCATCCGCTAATTCTAATAGGGTCGAGTTGATTTCATAGGGGTTATGTGATTGGACTTCCACGTAGAAATCTTCCATAAAGATCTGTTTAAAATCTTGAAGTATAAGCTTGGCTTCTGATAGTTCGCCCTTTTCGATGCATTTACTAATAAGTCCATTAAGACATCCACTAAGTACAATAATGCCTTCCGCATATTCTTTTAAAACCTCTCTGTCAATTCTTGGCTTGTGATAAAACCCTTCTGTCCAAGCAAGCTCTTGGAGAGTATTAATATTTTCTAATCCCTTTTTGTTTTTAGCAAGTAGGATGATATGGTTATAGGCCTGAATTGATTTATCTGTCTTTGAAGACCTATCAAATCTATCTGTTGGAGAAATGTATGCTTCCACTCCAAGAATTGGCTTGATTCCTTGCTCTTTACATGCAATTTGCATTTCACGGTGTGAAGATAATGTTCCGTGGTCAGTAATAGCCAGAGAAGTCTGACCAGCTTCTTTTGCAGCCTTTACAAGTTCGGCAGGAGAATTAAGCCCATCCATTAATGAATAGAAAGAATGCACATGCAAATGTGTGAAGTTCAACTTAATTCTCCGCCTATACTCTCTCTTACCAGTCTACGCTGCTACTTGTTGAAGATGACTCTCGTTCTTCTGGAGATGACTCACCAGTATAGAATGCTTCCTGCTCTGCGTATGGAACGCTACGCACTGCTGTTTTTTCTAAATCAAACAGCTCGACAGCAGAAAAGTCAAATGGCTTTTCATCTTTAGCCAACGGTATAATTGTGTAGCTTGTGTCTGTCTTAAGACCACTACGCTTTACACGCCACATTAGATTTGTGATGCTTCCCATTTCATTTGCATATTCAATCAGTGTTGGTGTAATTGTTTTACCGCTTACTCCTTGAGAAAGAATTGCTACATATGGATCAGTCTTTCCATCATCGACTAGAACATTAATGTAAAGACGCTTTCTTGCGCCCCAACCAGCCTTTGGATCTTTGCGGTGCTGCTCTTGAGCCCAGTCACGGCCTTCATCTTCCATTGTGTCTAGTGCCTTACGGCGATAATCTTTAGGGTTTGTGTGTTCAATTGCAAAAAATCCGCAACCCATTTTTTCATTATAGTGTGGTGAATCTGGATCAAGCTCTTGTAAGAAGCGAATCTTTACAGCTTCTCCATCTTCAATCTTTAACCACTTTGCCTTGCTATCTTCTGAACTAGTGTATGTAACCTTGTCCATTGCCTTTGTCATTCCTGACAAACCTTTTACTATTCCCATTTTATTCTCCTTATGTATGTAACGGTATATATCCGTTTGTAACCACGTATTTTTTAAGTTCTATATTCAAAATTAGATATGGCATTTGTTATACAGGCTTTAATATCTTCATCAGACATGTCACCTGCATCTTTTACACCCTCTGGATATATTCTACCATAAGAATGCGATGCCCACAAGATGTTTTTATTACTTAATTTGTAAGCAATAGCCGAACCTAAATCTCTTCCCGCCTTATCTGCATCAGTCATAATAATAACTGTATTGAAATATCTATTTAAAAGTCCTAAATTATCTCCAGATATGTGACCGCCAAGTGTTGCAACTACATTAGGAAAGCCAGCTTGGTGAACACGAATAGCATCAAAGCTAGACTCTACAACTATCACTCTGTCACCAATTTTCTTGGCACGATGAATATTAAACATAGTCTTGCTTCTTGGAAGGTCTTTACTATTCTTAAATCTTTTATCAGATATAGATCTACCAACAACACCGACTGGAGTTCCATCTGGACTATGTACTGGAACAGTTATCATGTCCATATTTTCAGAATACCCTAACATGAAATGTTCCATTGATTCTGAATTAATTCCACGAGAAACTAGATACTCCTTTGCCTTGCTGCTTTTTACTAAACCATCATATAAATTTTTTAAGGTAGATTCTGGGAACTCAACAAACTCTGGTTTATCTTGCAGCATATCTTTAAGAGACTCATCAAAATTTGCTAATGCTTCAGACTGCTTAGACTCAATAAATCTTAGCGACTGAAACTCATTTTTATTTAATATCTTTTTAACAAGGTCGCTCAATGTTCCAGCTTCTCCGCAGGATGGATTAAAGCAAATATATGCGCCTTTTGTTTTACTTATACTAAAACTTGATGTATGTCTATTAGAATGAAATGGGCAGTACGCAAGATAATCATTTGATGTCTCGCCCACCATATCTATTCCAAGGCTTTGCACTATTGATTTGATATGGGCAGGGGTGTACTCCGAGCTATCAACTTGCCTTGAGTTATACCCTCTAATTGCCATGACTTCTTCTTTCCTACATAGACTCCGTGGATAGTCATTAAGAATTTCCACGTTTGACCATCAAATTCTACCGAAAAGGATGGGTCAATGTCAAGCACTCTGGTGTATCCAGATTCTCTCATTTGATCTACTAGCAGGTTTTCATACTGCTTTTTGATCTTAATCATATTAGAATCATCTAGAAACTCAACCTGTATTTGAAACCTTTTAATGTTTTGATGAGTCATTGCTCAGCTCTGGAAGATCTTCGTAAATTGGAGTAATAACACCCCTGTTAATGTCCCAATCAAGGAAGAATCTGAAGTCGTGTCCGTGTCTATTCTTTCTAGACACCACCTCAATTAAATCTGTATTAGCATGCTTGTGAATAGCAATAGCCATATCTGCATCATACTCAATTGCTTTTGACCATGCAACTTGGCTCATCATCGGAGGCTGCTTTTGGTCTGAGATATCATCTGCAGTTGCTGCAGTAATATCAATAATTGGAATTCCATTTGTAACAGCCAACAACTTAAAGTCTCTTGAGATATTTCTATTTCGCTCTACTTCAGAGTTGCTTCGCTTGTTATCATTAAATAATTGATGGTAATCTAAAATTACTAAGTCTGGCTTATGCTGATCAATCTTTCCTTGAATTGTTGCTGGTGTTACTTCTCCAGCACCTTCATTAGAAACAAGGATAAAGCTGTTCTTGCCTTCAGTCTTTTTCTTTCCCCAAGTTTTAAAATCATCAATGTTGATGTCACCTTTTGAAAGGTCGCTTGCTCTAAACAATCCAGAACCAAGCATTGTATAGATTCTGTCTCGCATATTTTCTGGTGCCATTTCAAGAGAAACAATCATAGGCTTAAAGCCTTGCTCCCAAGCTTTGCATGCTAAGTATGATGTGAACCAAGTCTTACCACGTCCTGGCCAGCCAATAGCGACGATAAGGTGTCCTGGAGCCATTCCTGTTGGGTAAGCTTTATCAATGGCTTCAAATCCAGTTAGGATTCCTGGACTACCGCCCATTGCCAATGATCTAGTTCTTACTGACTCGTAGTGTCTTTCTGCTGAATCTAAATCTGTTATATCTAAATCTTTTACGTTATTAGTATATCTGCTTAGGTTTGCTAACTGTGACTGCATTGTACCAAGAACCCTAGAAGGAGCATCATCCTTCAAAGAGGAGCCAGCTTGAAGAAGAATGGTCTTTAGTTTGTTGCCAACAAATTCATTTTTAAGTTTATCTAAATAGTATCCAGTCTCGCCTTTAGTTTCAACTGGCTCAAAGTCTTTGAACTTATCTTGAAGAATAGTTGCTTCTGGTACAGCTCTAAACTTATAATAATATGACTTAAGGCCTTCCCAAATATCTTTATGAGAAACGAATAGGTCGTCTGAGTTATCTGCAAGTATGGTGCTGATATCTTTGTTCTTGCATACCGCTGAGATTAGCTCGGCTTCTGTATTCATTCATTACCCTCAATCATTTTTTTTGTTTCTTGCAACAGACGGCTTCTGTTGGCTTTGTCTTCTTTAATCTGCATCATCATGTCTTCTATTCTTTCAAAGTTGTTATAGAAAAAATTAAGCGGGTGCCTATTCTTTCCAGTCTCAAAATAATAGTACAAAACATCCTTTGCACGATCGAACCCTATGCTGTCAATCACATCTTGCATAGCCCACTTTTCTTTATATCTATTAATTGTTGGCTTTGAACTGTATAGGCCTTCATATAGATTTGAATATAAAGATAGCAGGATATAGGGTTCCTTATTTACTGCCACGCAATTCCTCTTCTACTTCTTGAGTCTTTTGAATGAGCTTGTCTTCAACAAACTTATACACTCTATCTGCTGCTGCATCTACTGTTTCGCCGTCTCTAACAAAATCGTCTACGCCGATACCAATTTTAATGCTTTCGAAGTTACCTAAGTTACGTGTAAAAGATAGATCAACTCTAACCTGAGTTCCCTTTTCCATTAGTGCTCCGCCTTTCTATGTCTGCTTAAAGTGTCGTGGGCAAAAATGCCCCAACGCACTACCAATTCTTTCTTACATATTTCACATACTACAACTCTTGCTGGGGTTACTCTGCTTTCCATACTGGCACAAAGTTCCCTTCTGTTGTCTTAGTATACAATATAGTGTTGTGTTTGAGAAGAGCCCTCATTTCATTTCTTGAAGGCATGTTATTAGAATACCCTGATTCTAATATAAACTCATGAATGTCCATAATGTCCGATTCACTATACATAAACTTATACCATGTGCTATCTGGATTACCTATTGGATATACTTTTTGAGGATATCTTATCTTCCCGTCCAAAATATAATCTTCTATAGTAACCTTATGCTTGCCAAGCATTTGAGCTACTTGACTAGTTGAATATGCATTCTCCATAGTTTTTAAAACTTGTGAATAAGAATACATAAGTCTTTTTTTATCTGGATAGCACCAAGCAACCATTTGGTCTTTAGATCTTGAATGACTTAATACTTTATGTATCTTGTTATTTAAGAAGAAATACCGAATGCTTTTAGCTGATTGTTTTCTCTTTTTTCTATCCATTTACCTAGTGCACTCGTATCCTTATTAATCATCCATCTTTTACCGCACATCATGCAGAAAAGCTCTACGTGTAGTTTTTGCGAAAATACTCTATCTACAAAAACTCTCCCCTGACACTTATTACATTTCATCATAGCGTAAATAGCTTCCCATCAACAACACATGAGTAATCTGGTGCCACATGAATCATTTGAATATGTGGGTAGTCATTTACAATATGTGCAATAGCAAAACCTTTTTGCCAATCATGATGCTGCATGTACTTCATTCCTGGACCCTTTTCATCGCACATGTGACCAAGTTCATAGCCACGAAGAGTTTCCCCCTCGCCATTATTTCTTAATTCATACGTAACTAAGTGGGAAGCAATTCTATGAGAGTGCCCTCTAATTAAAGAAATTTGAAGATCTTCCATATCTTTTCGGACTGATCCTGTTGATGCAATAGAAAGACCATGATGAACATGGATGTCTCCAAAGCGTCGCTTAGGCAATTCATTATAATGGATGTACTCATAACCTAAAGAATCTAATCCCCATAAAGCTTCTGGAGTAACCTCATTAATATAATCTGGAAGCTTTGCATCTACGTAGTTAAAAATTCTAACATCGTGGTTTCCAAGAGCAGAAAATAGCTGGGCTTCTGGTAGCATCTCTCTAGTCTTAGTATAAAAATCTCTTGCTCCTTTTGCTTCATGTCGCATCATTGGAACAATTAAATCTCGGCTATCTGTCTTATGAAGATTCAAAAATTCTGCTGAACGGCCTTCTGTATATTTGCTATAGCATGCTTGATCATCTGTGTCTCCAAGGTAGTCAACGACATCTGGTTTAAACCACTTCATGACTTTAAACCAAAGCGCAATCATCTTATCATCTTGATACGGAAATTGTTGATCGGATGATATCATCCACTTTAAATCGTTGCTCATTAAAACCCTTAATATATATAAAAGCCACGATATCGTGGCTTAATGTTATAGCAATTGTAACATATTAAATCAATGTGTCAATAGATAGTTTACGGTGTAGTTATAATCTTTTTACCTGCACTCATCCAGTGAAAGTTAATTGCACCAGATATACTTTTTTCAGCAAATACATTTAGCTTTGTGTTCGCTGAATTACCAGATATGGACCATCTAATATTGTTAGTCTTTGGGTCCTGCAATCTGGGTGTTGCAACGACATAGGCAACTTCATAATCTGCTCCCCATCCTAGCTCTATTTCAATTGTATTTACCTTACCACCAGTTAATCCATTTTCAAAAGTTACAACTCCAGCTTTTAAATGCATTACAGCTAAACTAGTTATGCTATTTGCAGTAGTTGTGCTTAGGTTATAAGACTCATCAGACTTAAGCTTAATGTTATCTATTTGTGTTTGAAGATCCTGTAACTTCTTGGGATCTACTGGCTCACCATCTTGAAACGTTACAGTCAATTAAATACTCCCTAGCTTTGACTCAATTTCATTTGAGTATTCTTCTAATGCTTTTTCTCTATCATTTTTTTCGTTTGTAATAAAAGTCAACTCAGCTCTTAGCATTGCAATTTGCAATTCATAATTAGCGGCTAGCTGACCAATTCTTTCCTGCATAGCAGTAATAATAAGTTCTTCTTTGCTTTGCACCTATTTAGCTACCTAACTAATTCTAGTTCTGCAGCAAGGGCGGCAACTTTTGTGTTAACCGTATCAAGCTGAGCATTTAGCTGAGCTAGATTTTCTGCAGAAGGGGCCGATAAAGACTCTTCTTCAATAATTGATAGCTCTGTATTATACTTAGTATAAGATAGATTTCTTAAATGAGTAATAATAACAGTTACTTTTTCTTCATTGCTCAATGCATAATCTGACATTTTAAACCTCCATGTTTATTATATTATTATACCATTACCATTTGCCTACTGGGCAAACGGCTAATTTCAGCTTTGTTTTAGCTGCCATAAAGCATCCACACTCAGAACATGTCTTAGTTGTTTGATTAAATAAAGGACACTCCTGACAAATAGAGTATCTGCTATCAGCAACATCTTTTTCTGCATACTCTGTTTTAGGATCTAAAAAATCCCATGGCTTAACCCCGTCAGAATTAACCAAATTTTTCATTTGCTGCCACTTGCTAGCCACGATTTTCTACCTTTTCAAAATTATACCCGTTCCAAAAATAACCTTTCCCTGGTACTGGAAGATCTGGGATGTCAATTTCTAAATCTTCCATGTCTAAAAGTGTTGGGTTGCTTGAAAGCGCTGACCTAAGTAAGAATGTCTCTTCTGTACCAGTTGGTATATTAAACCAACCAGCAAATTCTCCTTCGATCAAAACCATGTAGGTGCTTCCACCTAAATCTAATTTATTCATATATTACCTTTCGAGTTACTATATTCTATCATTTTATACCAGATTGTCAATACTTAATATTTTATTAAAACTCATCGCCCTGGAATGATGGGAAGAATGGTCCATCAAAGAACGGTGGGAAGAACGGTGGGAAGAACGGTGGGAAGAACGGTGGGAAGAATGGGTTAGCAGGGAAGCTAGGACCCTTAAAGGATGGGAAGAACGGTGGGAAGAATGGGAAGAACGGTGGGAAGAATGGGAAGAACGGTGGGAAGAACGGTGGGAAGAACGGTGGGAAGAACGGTGGGAAGAATGGGAAGAACGGTGGGAAGAACGGTGGGAAGAATGGTGGGAAGAACGGTGGGAAGAATGGGAAGAACGGTGGGAAGAACGGTGTAGAGGCACATGTGTATGGATTAGATGTTCCAGTTGTGCAAACAGTTCTGATCCCTCCTACAAAAGAGGTCTGGTTGTTTGAATAAGGCCCACTTAAAGTACAAGATCCAGTATTATCATTAATTGTTCTGCACCACCATTGAGTTGATACGCAAGGGGTTTGACACGCAGGATATCCACTTGTGCTACATGCTGTAGAGTAGCCAGAACCGCTGCCGCTTATATTGCTAGACTGCTCGCTTTGTGAACATCCAGCACAGTTGCTATTAACGCTTGTTGTGCAGTACCATATGCTGCATGGTTCTGATTGAGAGGTTGCACATGGAGACCCAGCAGGACAGGTTCTAGTTCTAGTTCTAGTTCCATTAACACAGGCTCCCCAAAAATCCCAAGTACCGCATGCATTATCAGAGGCAGTGTTACAAACACAGGTTGCACCACATGCTGGGTATCCGCTTGTGCTACATGATGTAGAGTATCCAGAACCGCCGCCACTAATATTACTACTTTGTTCGGTTTGACTACAACTAGCGCAGTTCATGTTTGGGGTTGTAGTGCAGTACCATATGCTGCATGGTTCTGATTGAGAGGTTGCACATGGAGACCCAGCAGGACAGGTTCTAGTTCTAGTTCTGACTCCATCAACACAAGCTCCATAAAAGCTCCATCCGCCACATGCATCATCTGCTGCTGTATTACAAACACAGGTTGCACCACAAGATGGATATCCGCTTGTGCTACATGCTGTAGAGTAGCCTCT